GTTGCCTGTATCGAAGTCTCCATCCATGGAGTTCTGTAAGGGCATACGCTCAAACATCTTCAAGCCGTTGGGAACGTCAGTGGTCAAGAACCATGCGTTGGTTGCGGTCAAGAAGTGGTTAATTGTGTAACCTTCAGGGATGGAACCATTGTTTTCAATGGCGTTAATGTCGTTGTTGTTAGTGCCAACGCGCAGTTTGGTTTCGAGCAAACGAGTTGCAACGAACTGTAGTGCGGGAGGAACAATCAACTTACGGGGCTTAGCAGCGATCAGCAGACCACGCTCATCCGTCCATGCAGCGATCTGAATAACAGCGTTTTCCAACGAAGTTTCGTTCAGGTCAGCAGCGGTTTGGGGAGTGTTGCCATTGGTGCCACCGTTGGACAAGGGGTGAGCAGTATTCAGCAACGATACGCCATCACCACCAACGAATTGGGCTGAGTAGGCATTGTTGAGAATAGAAGCTGCTTTAACTTGTTTGGTGTACGCCATAGCGCGTGCCAAAGCTTTGGTATAACGAGCAGACAAGGAGTCATACAAGTTATCTTCAATCGCTTCTTCGGTCAGAGAGAAGCCAAGAGCAACGGTCTCGTGCTGATAACGTGCGGTCCAAGCTTCTTGACCGTTGTCATAAGCAATTGCTGCACCTTCAGCCTTAACTGGAGCAGCGGAGAAACCAGTCAACTTGGTCTCTTCTTCAAATGAACGCTCGGAAGATTCGATCTCATAAATTTCTTTATGCTCTTCACCGTAGCGTGCGTACTCCAGACCGAACAATGCGTTCAGGCCGGGGAGCAATTCTTTAAGTAACTGTGCGCGTGAAATTGCCATGTTAGATTACCCCTTAAGCGATTGAAGTAGCGGAGTAATAGCCATGCAACGCTTGGTTGAACTTGACTAATACTTCTGGATATTGAGTGAACACCAAGGTAGCACCCGCTGCAATAGCAGTGGAAGGTGCTTGGTTCAGGATGATTGAAGTAGAACCAGCGGCTACAGGAGCGCCAGTACCAGCACCAATCACGAATGAACCAGTACCAATGTACTGACCATTGGAAGCCAAGGAACCTACTTCAGTACCTACGGGCAGAGCGAAAGGAATGCCAGAAGCAGTCGTAATCGTCGCAGTAGCAATTGAAGAGAAGGTCGAGGTGCCAAGAGCAATAGCAGTGTCACGCACGATGTCAACAACACGGAAAGGCAGGGTGGTGGTAACAGGAGTGGCGTAAGGAGCCAGAATACCGTTGTACGAATCGCCAGTATTCAAGTTACCTGCCAAGTCTGAACCAGACACGTTCTGACCAATCAATGAGGTGTTAGCAGATGCAAGGGTCATACCACCTTGGGTAGAAACCATTACTGCTTTCAACACTTGATCAGGATCATCAGCAACAACAGCCATTGCATCACCAGCTAAAGTACCGCCAATCCAGTTTTGTGCGTAGAAAGGTTGCTTGGTTGATGGGTTAGTGTAAGACACGCCCAAGAACACGCCAACGGTTTGATCAGCAGTTGTACCAGTGGTAACACTAGCACGTGTGATGTATCCGCGGGACAGAACAACTAAGTCACCGTAGAAGATATTGGTAGAGTAAGCATACTGCATGGGCAACTTGCGGGTTGCGCCAGCGTACACTTGACCACCAATAAGATTCTGCGGCTTGAACCCGTAAGGGGCAGGGATGTTAGGATAAGCCATTTAAATCTCCATAAGTTATTTGCGACCGCCAAAACTTACTGATGTCCTACGCTCATTAAACAAGGGCATACGAGGGTCATTCTGGCGCATAAGGTTGTTATCTACTGCTTCTGCTTGCTGTTTGGTTATGTTCGCGTAGTACTCAGCTTGCTGAACACCAAACTCTTCAGGACGTTTGCAGAGAAGTAAACCACCAATCTCGATCTCTCCGGCGAACCGTCCTTCTCGACTGGCAATCATCTTAAGCTTAGGTTGCTCTGATACTGGCACGGGCTCCCATCCTTCCCTCATCTTAGATGAGATGTTACGGGGGTCCTGCTCGTTCAACATTGAAACCCTAATCCACTTGTACTCAAACCCAGCTTGCTTGTCCGGCTCGGGCAAAAGTTCAGGGGGCATCCATTGTTTAGGACGCTCGGCAAATTCACGATTTTCTACTTCTCTAGCTACTCGATTTTCAGCCATGTCAGGCTCCTACTTTTAAAAATTCACGAACATAATGTTCAGGAGTAATCCCAAGCTTCTTAATTACTGCTACTTGTGATTGCGTTAACCGGACTTTCTTTGGTGCTGTTGACCGAGTAGCCGGGGCCACATTCGTAGTAGGCCGCGACTTAGGCTTACTAGGTGTGGAGTCTTCAACATTGTCGTTGAAATATTCCGCAAAGCGTTTACGCATAGTTGAGTCTAACTTAGCGTAGTATTCTTCCGACCCTATAACAACACCTTGGTTTTTTAACTTTTCATGCAGCCCTAAAGCTGATGCTGTCATTTCTGGGTCTTGCCCAAACCAAGGGTTTTCCTGTTGCCAACGCATAACTTGTGCGTCAGGTGTTGGTACAGTGGGTACTTGTACTTGTGGTTGTACATTAAAGCTTTCTTGTTGTAAAGGTGGTAGCTTAAAATTCTTAGCACGATCTAATAACATCTGTGCTTTATTAAGCTCTTCTTGCGCCTCTACTAGTGCATCAGAGTCCCCTGCTTCATGCGCTTGCTTATACGCATCTTTAGCGGCTTTATGCCGCAACTTAGCAGTTTCTTCTAACGCTTCTTTGTAGGATAGCTCTCCTTCAGAAAGCATAGATTTAATACGCTTGTTTTCTTCTGCAAGGTATCTAGCGGCTTCAAGGGTAGCTTGTTGTTCGCGTAAGGCAGCTTCTTTGGCACGGCGTTCATCGTTCCAAATCCGCTTCATCTTGATGATCTTATCTTTCGCGTCCTTACTATATTTATCAAGGTCATCAACCTCAACTTCTAACTGCCGAACTTTCTCGGGGTCAGCGGGGGTACGGTTGCGATCCTCTTCAGGAACATCGTCTTCGATCTCGATCTCAATCTCGCCACCTTCTGCAAGTCCTTCTACAGGGGTGTCGTTCTCAAGCTCATCGGGGAACTTAAACTCTGGGGTATCTAATTCAGCCATGTCTGCCTCCATCAAAACTTACGACGAATACCGCGAGGATCTAGTACTACTGCCTCAACAGAATCGTCATTGATTAATCTAAACTCGCGGTTATGGATAACCAAACGAGTACCCGTGTTGGGTCTTACAAGAATGAAGTCGCCTTCTTTACACCATGCGCCTGTGGGGAATCGCGTAGGGTCTTTATAGCAATCGGGTCCTAGTCTTACTACAAACAACACAGTAGATAAGATCTCTTCGTTACGTAAGGTTTCATCTGCTTTTACTAGACCATTGTCGTATTCCTTTTCTGCTTCTGGTATTGCACATAAGATTCGGTACCCGGAAGGTACAGGCAACTGGGTTGCCCTTTCTTCCACCGTCTTATTTAATACCGCTGATAAATCTACTGCTGATGATAAATTAACTTCACTCATTGTCCGAGTTCTCCATACGGGTTCTAAGGTCTTGTATTACACCGGATGCGGCCTCAAGACCTCGTAACTGTCCGCATACGTAACTATATTCATCCATAGACTTAATGTGCCCACGGGCAAGACCATCCGTCAGATAGTCCATACGTTCTTTATATTCCTTAAGCAAATACTCTAAGTAGTCCATTATTCGTCCTTAGTAGGTTTAGATTCTTGCTTAGCCATTAAGTCTTGGTGCTTAGCATGGTCCGCTATTAAATCTTTACTGTGCATGTGGTGCTCACTAGCAATGTCTACCATTGTCTTAGAGGCATCATGTGTATGCTCTTGCGACTGCATATCTTTATCGTGGCGCATATGAGCTAACTCTTTCATCGCATCCATGTTACGTTGTGCTTTACCACTACGTTCTGTAGCCATAATCTGCGCAGCGTTCTTCATCGCATCTATCTGAATCTGTTCTTTTCTCAAGGTGGCATCAACCTGTAACTTCTGCTGAGCCAACTGAATATCTGCTTGATCTTTCTGGGCTTTACGCTGTGCTTCGGCTTGCTTGATCTGCAACTCTTGCTGTTGCAACTGGATCAGCGGATCCTGTGCTTGCTGTGCAGCTTGAGCTTGTGCGGCCTGTGCTTGGTTCTGCATCAATAGACGCTGTGCAGCTTGTGCCAACATCGGAGCCAACAATGCTTCAGTCTTCTTGTCCATGTGAACTTCTTCCCCGGACTCATCTTCTTGTGGGGGTAAGCTAAAGCCTAGCTGGTTCTGAATCTCAACACGGTATTGGAACCCTAGATGCTCATTAATATGCGCCATCATTGCGGCCTGAAGTTGCTGAGCCATAGGGTTGTTCTGTAGTAGCTGGATGATCTTGGGGTCCTGCATCGCAGACATATGCACCGTAATGTGCGACTGATGATCCTGATAAGCGAACGCTTTAGTCGGCTTCATCATCAAGATGTTCTGGTTTTCCGTGACTGGATCAACGGGCAACTGATCTTCTGGGAGGGGTAATAGCTTTGCAGCGTTCTTGATACCCAATACATCCAGCATCTGACGATGTAAGAGCGGCATGTTGTACATTTGTGGTGCCGTCTGAGCCAACTGGAGCGCGGCTTGATACTGGACGATCTTTTGTGCCATTGTGCTAGCATTTGGATCAGATACAGGGATAACGTCCACGTTCTCATAGTCGGACCTCTTAGCACGTCTCGACCCAGTATCAGGATCATAATCATAATCTTCTGGAGCATAGTCAGCTATTATCTTCTTAAGTAGTTTTAACTCTTGCTTGAGGGAATAATGAATACGCGCCTGAACCGCAGACATCACTTTCAACGTCCGTTCAAGTATTGCAAGCGTTGTACCTACTGGAGCTTGCGCACTCATATCCGAAATATTCAGGTCGGCGGTGTTAGCGAATTGGCGACCCTCATCAATGATCTGATTAAGTAGTGCCATCAACACTTGGCTAGGCTCTTTATAGGGGAGCGGCATCAAGTTATCGCGTAGTGCGCCTGAGGGCACGTCTACATCACGCCATTCACCCGGAGCAATCGGCGTATCATCACCCTTTAAACGTAACCCACGGGTCTTAAATCCACCGGGTAGGTTAGATAGCGTACCTGCGTCAACTAATTGACGAATAATGGATGTTCCTGACTTAGCATACGCCCCGATCAGGTGAATTAGACCAAAACAGTAGAATCCGAAGCCCGGAATGTACCCATAATGCACAAAATGTTGGCGTTTTGTACGCAATTCATCGTCTGGTTCCCAGTTTCTACGGATAGCCAGTACTGTTCCAGTCGCTTTTTCTAGTGTAACAACGTATGGAAGTGCGATTCCAGTGGGTTCTCCATGCTCATCTTTGTCTTCAAACCCCGGTAAATCAAGGTCAACGTGCATTTCAAGGAGCTTAAATCGCCCGTCTGAGGTCACTTGGAACCCCATTTCCTTCGCAATCTTACTTTCTACTGCGTCTGCATCTAATACATTGTTC